GCGGTAAGCACCTGACCGACCACATTAACAGATAGGTGTTGTCCAAACGTAGAAGGGTCTACTCGCTTTCCATCTAAGTAAAGCTCCCTTTTTACTACCATTGTGAACGCTTCTTTGACCTGTGCTCCCGTGTATCTGTACTCCGAGTTAATGAAGTCCTGTATCATTTTGATAAGACCCATTCCTTGAGGCGAGTTCGGGAAATCTGCACAGCCTATGAGCTTAGGCAATTCTGTTATTGTTGATATCAGGTTGTACATCGAATTTAAATTTAGCGTTTGCGGAATCCTCTCCGTAGAGTGTTTTGTGAGTGTTGTAGTCGTTTATCATCTGCATGAACTCGCGGGCTTCCTTTTCTTCCTGTGTTTCCAAAGATGAGGATTTGTTTTTTAATTCCTCCGAAATCCATTGGTTCAGTTTCGGCTGCCACTTGTAGATGCGTTGCCCGTTTATCTCCCATCCTTTCGATTCATAGTTATCGTGGAATCTCTGAGCAAGGTCTTCAACTGGAAATGATACCGATGCAATGCCGCGAGTAAATAGGTTATTACAAATTTCCTTTTCTACCTCCTCGCGTGTTGGTACGTTCACTTGTTTAATTGGTTTACTTGTTTGTTGTTTATCTATACTATCAATGCTTTGTACTGTGCTTTCACTTTGCTTTGATGCGTGCTTTATCAATGCTTCGTCAAGTGCTTTATCAAGTGCTTTATCAAAATTTGATAGGGCAACTATGTTAGCAGAATACTGATTCTTCGACCTCTGTATCATCTCAATGAAGCCCCAATCAACGAGGTCGTTCAGTGTGTTGATGTAGGTGTTGTAAGACTTGATTCCGATAGCTTCCATTGCCATCGTTGTAGGCATACCGTACTTTTTCTTCCAGCCTAACCTGTTACAATGCTCAACCGCGAAAAAGTAAAGAGCCGTATGATTTGGCTTTATCTTCTCAGGATTCTCGAAGCACCAATCAAACCAGTTGCGTGATAATTCGTAACCGTTCATAATAAGAGAAAGGGGTTGGCGTTGACTGCGCCCCTCCCGGTCAGCCGCTCAAGTAGCCGCCCGTTTGTTTTAACCCCGTAAAATAGTTTCTTCATTTCTTGAGCATTCAGATAAACGCTTGTCAGGCGTTCATTAGTAAGTAGCAAATATACAAAATTGTGCCACTTGGAAGTCATTTTTCTCGCTCATATCCGAGCGTCCACATGACAAAATCAAGCACTCTTAGCCTCCAGCTTTCCATAGTTCTCGTGGATTTTGGTAATTAAAAAGTCGCCAGCACTCAGGGCATCTTCGACCTGTCGAATGGAATATATAACCGTAGAGTGGTCTCTATTGAACATCTTACCTATCTCGGTCAACGTATAACCCAACGGGTAAAGAATATCGTAAAGTTGAAACATGGCGTACTGCCTTGCTATTACCGTGTTCCGTTCTCGGTTCTTTGACTTCAGTTCTGAGTAAGCTATTCCCGTAGCTTTCTCGATGTTTGAGATTACCTCTTTGGCTTCTTGACCGATGTATCTGCTGGCTTTAACCCCCTTGAGAGCATCCAGCAAATGTTCCACATCTCCGCCAAAATAACCCTTGTGCAGCTCAATGATGTCGGTCAGTTGCTGCCTCATGTTGTCGTTGATTCTCACTTGCATCTCCATACGTTTATCTGTTTGCCAAATTCGCCTTCTATCTTTAGCCCAGTCTTCTCAATTAACCCTTTCTTTTGGAGGTTAGAAAACGACCTTCTAATTGAAGTAATAGGTGTCTTTGCCCACTTGTCAGAAGATAACGGCTCCATGATTTGAAAGTGCCGAAGAACTCGCTCAGGTGTTACCCCGAGCTGGTCATGGTTTCTGAAGTAAAGCAGAACAAGTTCGTCCTGACTTTTAGCTTTCTCGCGGGACTTCTTGAGTTCCGTCCCTATCTCGTTGTTCGTGTTGTAGTAACTCATCCTTCTATTTCGTATTTTTCGTTATTAATGTATTCATCGCATCGCTCAATACCTTCCAGTAACGTTGCTAAATTGTTTTCGGTTAGTGTAATGTACTTGTAATCTGAAGTGTCAATTATAACTGCGTTACCGCCATCAAATTCTACATCTATCGGGTCAAGTTCTGCATCTACAATTTGCATCCTAAACGTATCAAGTTCAATCGTAATTTTACCTGAGTTCGGAAATAGTTCTTTTTCAATGTTCATATTAGTTTTGGTTTATGTAGTTGATTATTGTTTCCTGAGTTCTTACGCTGACCCGCTCGCCAGCGAAGTAAGCGTACACGGTTTGAGTTGATAGCCCCGTGTCTTTGGCTATTCTGTAGGCGGTTATATTCTTGGCGTTTGCCTCCGCTATCACTTCGTCAATCTTGGGTATTGGAATCATTTGGTATAAGTGTTATTGGTTCTTGTTCTTCTGTCCAGTACTCAATGATAGGCTCATCAAGTGAGTGGTCGATGTAATAGGTGCGCCCATCAATTATGATGTAAACGCTCTCTTCACTTCTAACGTCTATTAACATTGTTCTTCGATTCTTAAAGTGTAACAATCAATGCACTCGTAAGGATTATTAGGTGCGCACTTTTCAAAGTTCAATTCTCCGCAACTATCGCACTCGTAGCAGTCGCAACCATCGCAAGCGCGGATTGATTCCCCGCAGCATTCGCGGTAAGTGTATTCATTCAGTGCCCACTCCATTAGTTCAAGTTTACAAGTTTGATTTCTCCTTTGTTTATTGCTTCCTTGACTTCTTGGTTGCTTAGACCTAACCAACGGTTTCTGTACTTGCTCGTGGTTTTTGAAAAAGTCCAATAGTATTCATCAAGGTAGATTGTTCCATTCTCCCACTTACCAATTATGGTATCGTAAGAAGAAAACCACTCTGTTCCGTTGTGCCTGATTACAACTTGACTTGGCACTGGTTTGCCCGTTTTGGGACTTGTTAAACTACATACTTCCATTGTTCTTGTTTTTCCTCGCGTTACGGATGCGCGACCCCCGTTTGATTGGTGCAATATCTAAATAACTTTTGAATATCCAAAACACTACGGCAAAAAAATATCACTTAGGAAGTTGAGGAAGTTCAGGATTCTAAGGATTTGACTTTGTCCTTATACTCTTTAAGCATCTCCTCAAGTTCCCACGTTGCAAACTTTACCGTTGTTAAGCTGAGCTGGTGCATCTCTTCCGCCAACCCTTCGCGTTCTCGGTCTAAGTTTAGCCCGAAGTCGTATTGTCTACCCTGTTGCATTACATTACAGCCGTAGCATTGCGGTCTGCAGTTGTCCTCGTGCCATCTCGTAGCATACCTTGCTCTGGACATAAAGTGTCCGCATTGAATCTTCTTCCAATGGTAACTTCTGCCGCAAGTGTAGCACTCAACAAAGCCGTCAAGATTGGCGGCACTCAATCGGATAAACCGACTGAATGCCTTGTCCAACTCTTTGACAATTTTAGAACGGGAAATTGCCATCGTCTACCGTTACCGCTTTGACCTCTTCCTTAAGTTTGGGCTCGTAAGTGTCAACGCTTGCGTATAACTTGCCTTGTGCCGACTGCTTAATTTGAAGTCGTAACTCAAGACCGTGCTTGCCTTCCTTTAGGTAGTCGTCATTTTGCTGCAACCACTTGACCAGCTTGCTCGGGTTAATTACCATACTCGCTTTGACCCAGTCAGGAGCGTTCTCGTTCGGTGTGTAGACGTTTAAGCCATCCACAAAAATCACTTTGTTTTCCATTATTTGATGTTTAAAAGGTTACGAAGATAATCATTTGCAAACGCTAATCGTTCGCGGAGTTGTTCTTGCATCTCAAGGTCTTGCTCTACTCGTATCTCAATCAGTTTGAAGCGTTCGTCCTTGATGCGTGGGTCGAAGCTAATGAACCGACAAGCTAACGCTCCAGTTGCCAACATCTGACCTTGCATCTGCCACATATACTTTGGGTCGATATAATCCTCGAAAGCAGTCTTAAGGTGGTTCGCGGTGTTGTACGGGCATTTGATTTCTATCAGTTCGCCATCAACCATTCCGTCAGGACTTGCCCCTGAGTATTCGTTAATCTCAATGAACGGCATCTCCTCAATGGTTACGCCTCTGAGTTCTGAGTAGTAAGCCTTGCAGATTGGTTCGTATTCGTTTCCCCAATCAAGTGCGGTACCGAAAATCTCCTTGCGTTCTCCCGTTAGAAGTTCCGCAGCCTTCTCGTAGATGTAACTGATTGCGGTCTGCCCAAGTACTTCGTCTTTCTTTCGCCCGTTGGTCATCAGGTCGCC